ATTTGTTGCAATAATAATCAACACTTTGCAAATAGTACCTTTGCAAATCAGCTTTACCCTTTATACAACTATTCCATATAATAAGCATATAGGGTACAAACTTTTTCTTTTGTTCGTCAGTAAGAAGGTCATAGTAACCATAATCCTTACGGTCAATGGCGGCTAAGGCTTCGTACAGATCGAAATCTATCTTTTCAAATTTTTCGTCAGTCGGAGTTTTCTGTTTCGCCATACACTTCTACTATAGCAGTCTCGCCCCAGACATGCAATGCATATTCTTCCGCTTCTTCTCTAGTTTCAAACAGTATAGGTTTAAGATGGAACTTACTATCACCTTGCGTAACCCACATATAATCATGGTCAAGTATAAAGGGGATTTTTATACCATATTTCATCAAAACACCTGATTGTAATCAACGATTTCACAATTGCGGCTTATCTCTTTGACGAAATAGATGCATTGCGGCTTTGGGCCTTCTTCAATAGGTACACATAAAAATTGTCCGTTCCTTAATCTAGGACTATACCAAGTTACATCGTGATAGATATCTACAATTTCTACCGGTATGAAAGTAGGACTAAAAGAAGTTAGCGGATTGAATTGAAAAGCACTGAAACCACGATCATTGAGACTACTTAATGGTAGGGTCTCTAAGTCACCGTGGTCCTTTTCACCTATCAACAACTGCCAATCTAATGGCATTTTTACTTTATGTTTTCCTACTTGAAGTACTAATGCCGGAGCATTAAAACTTTCTAAAAAGATTAACGGAATATAATGATAGTCTACGGCTTGAGGATTACTGTTGTCCAGTATAGCAAAACGCAAATCATCTATTTCGTCAGGAAGTGTTTCTAAATTATATGCTGTATTTTCTAATGTTAGGATTCTCATGTTGTTATTTTAATACAAAAATTAACGATAGTCAAGTTTTTCAAGCGTAAATGGATACTTTGCTTCTTTATAATATGCCTTACGTTGTGTCAAGTGACGTTTGGCAAACTTACAATCACTTGTGATATCCCAAATCTCTACGTTATCCTTATCTTCCGCTTTTCTAATGCCGCGTCCAATGCTTTGGATCACTCTTACGAAAGACTTGCCAGGTTCAATCAATACAAGATTAAAGATACGTGGGATATTAATACCGACAGCAGCGACGCCATAAGTAGCGACAATGATTTTAGTATCGCTGGTCTTTACTTCATCATATTCTTCTTTACGCTCTGTAAGTTTTGTTTCGCCAGAAATGAATACGCTATCGTTCAATCGTGATTGTAATTCACGTCCTGCATTGACGCGATCAACAAGTATCAATGTGTTGCCGCTGTCTTTGATTTTATCTATTAATTGGGCTATCTTATCTAATCGCTTTTCATCTTCTAATAGATGTTTTAGTTCGCTTTGATAGTTTGTAAACTCTACACCATCTTTCATCTGTATGATATTGACATGACATTGTGCGAGTACACCTTTTTCTTGTAGTTCGGCAGCACTAAGTTTCCCGATGACAGGACCTAGACTTACAAGCAAACTTACTTGCTCGTATGTTGCTTTCGGAATAGTTCCAGTCAATCCCCAACGTATTGGTATCTGACTAAATGGACCAGTTAAGAGTGATTTTAGTGCATCAGCTTTTGCCATATGCACTTCATCGACCATGATACAAATCACACCTTCAATAAAATCTTTTATATTAACTTCAGCGTCCCCGCTGCGTGTATTTTTCAATAGATTGTTAAGACTTTGCCAAGTGCAGATAGTATGGTGCTTATTATACTCTTTACGATCACCGAAATACACGCCAACATCCAATCCAAGATTGATGTAATCTGCTTCAGTCTGTACGACAAGGCTCTTGTTGGGAACGATAACGATTGTACGCCCATAGTACTCTACACTTTTTGATAGAGCAGCAGTCATGATAGTCTTGCCTGCACCCGTTGCTACTTCTTGAATGCATTGTGTGTTTTTTAAAAAGTTGTTTATAATTTCAACTTGATAATCACGTAATGTTATAGGTTCACCTTCTTGTGTATGACCTTTAGGCCATACTTTATCACTGAAACTATCTTCACATATTTCTTCAAAACTATACGATGTTTTATAGTCGCGCAAGTCCACAAGATCGATATCGTAATCGTATTCTTGTAATATAGGTACTATATCTGGAATTAAATTAATGTACGTGCTACCAGCGAGACTGCAATAACTTACCTTACCGTTCCAACGACCAAGACGGACCGCAGGTAGATATCGTGCGCCTGGAACTTCGTGTTCAAACTTACGCATCAATGCCTTGCGGCAGTCTAACTCAAGACCTTCTATCTTGCAGTTGACTTCATCTTTAATTATTATTTTTGCTTCTCGCATCGTATAATTCTATCAAACATTTCTCACAAAGACAATCCTTATATTGTTCAGTATCATCTAATCGGACATATGGTTTTTCAAAACACCAGCAATCATACCCAGAACCATTGCATATAAATTGCGTATCGCATCTCTCGCATTTTATATTTCTCATTTAAAATACTTCTATAGGGGTATCGTTTGCAACGATTAGTACTTTATCAGTAACAATATTAGAATGTGTAAGCATTGATTTGCTAAACTTGATTGTAAGCGAATTTGGTACTACCTCGTTGTTGTCAAAACTTGTTTTAAGAAATTGGAAACTTATTCCGTATTTTTTTAATTGTTCTAAAATATAATTGGTAGAATTCTTAAGGAAGTTATTAGAATTACTATGCACGTAAACTTTATTGATCCCCATGATGTGCAAATTCTGTAGAATGGTTTCTGCCTCTTGATAATTAACTAATACCTCACGCTTATTTAAAAAATTAGTTAATATGTCTGAATTCAATATAGAACTATTTATTTTTATGCCAAATTTAGATAGCGCATACAAACTATTTAAGTCTGTTCTTACATCAAAGTTCTTTATCTGGTTATACAAATTTTCATTAACAGCTAGGATATAAAAGAGTTTGTTTCGTTCTACTAGAGTGGGACACCAAATTTTATCATTAAGACCTTCTACCTCATCAATGATTTGTTGTAAATTAGTACACAATCTGTAACTTGGAAAACATTCTTGTACCTTTTTATAGGCGTAACTAAAATTTGTAGTTGTAAATGGTGCTACATAGCATTTATTAGTTTTATCCCATGTGAAAGAATTAGTGCGTAAACTTTTGTTGGAGATAGCTGACGAGAATTTTTTGTTATATGGTGTCTTAACTACTAGTGAGTTATCAATTAAATTAATTTTGGCTACAAGTAGTTCAGGATCTGTCGGTACTACTTTCGTTTTCCAATTTAAATCAAGTAAAAATTTAATGTCAAAATTTTGTTTTTGTAGTTGCCTTTGGTATTTAACAATCAGTTTGTTAAACAAATCATTTTGTTTACTAGTAATGTTTTTTCCTTCATGTAAAAACTTATCTAAGTTATGGAAAAAGAGGTAATCTTTTTTACCAATATGGATATATCCCTTAATAAAGTATGAAAGTAATTCTTCTTTGACTAGCATAATGAAATAATATCTTGAATGTACTTTAGAGTAAAGGAAAGAGGGTCTTTCGACCCTCATTCCCCAGCGGGTAACGGAGTATCAAGCCCGCTTCATTACAGTACTCTCTGCAAGCACACGCCAGTTAGCGGGACTAATCTTAACCAAGTCAGCAATCTTGAGTGCCATACGCATACTCAACTCACGCAACTTAGCCTTGTTGTCCCACATAAACTGCAACACCTGATCACTCTCATCGAACTCAAACCCGTAGTCGCGGAACAGACCACCGTCAGTATCACGATGCACCTGCTTGATACGCAACAACTTGTCACGCTCGGTGTCAATCGTCAAGTCAAGAAAGTGACAGCGCGACTGCAACGCCTCAAGATGATCCTGCAACTTCTTGCTCTTGAGGTGATCAAACTTGATGTTAGTGATGAAAATCACCGAACCGTTAAAGTCAAACGCATCGGGAATGCCCTCACGGCGAAGCATACTGCTATCACTGTTCCAGTAAATACGCCGACGCTTACCACTATCAAGTGCTGCCTTGAGGATGTTTAGCGACAAGTCATCCATGAGAATGCTGTCACAATCGTCAAACACCAATACGTGGTTCTTATCGCTATGCTTGAACAATGTAGCATAAAGACCAAGAGCCGTCATCGCACCCTTGATAACTTCATACTTAAGATTGTTACCAGCAAGACGGTCGAACATACTTGCCTTTTCCAATTGCTGTTCGACACCGAACGATTTACCAACGCCCGGGGGACCACTGACGATCATAGCACGAATGCCACCGTTAGTTGTAGCACGTGCCATTTCATCAAGGATGCTAAACCTGGTAGCAATGCGGTTCATAGCCTCGTCATCAGTCTCCTGAATGACCGGGGTAGAAACATACTGCACCACGTCAGCAGGGGCATCACCACCAATAAACTCAAAGTCATGCTGGTCTTCAACGTTAATACGAATATGCGGACCACGCTCAGGGAACAACGTGTTTTCAACAGTAATGAAGTTAGCCTTCTTACCTGTAGTGAAACCACGAACCAACTTAAACTGGGTGTCAATCACAGGAATACCGCGATAGTACCCACTACGAACAAGAACATTACTCATACAAACTCCGTTAATGTATAAACAACTCAGATAGTATAGTCCCTTGCAGGACCAAAGTCAAGCCTACGCCAAAATCATTGCAACAGCGTCAGCCTTGTGCG